AGAATCTTTTTTATTTAAAAACAAAATACCTGTTTACACATCTTTTAAATTACCATTGCATAACTTTGCTGTTATGACAAATCAAGAATATCAAGAATTTGAAAAAAGGTAGATTCTTCATCTTTTTAAGTTGGCTGATTTGAATTAAAACAAAGCCCGGTGATTATTTCACTGGGCTTTTTTGTGTCCTTGCGCGCGCGCGTACGTATCACGAATTTTGCTTCATGGAGATCATAGATTTGAAAGAAGCGCTTAGTATTATTTCATCTGGAAAGCCTTTTTCTATCAAGTGGGTTCAATTTGATAAGAAACGCAAAACAGGTGGAAAAATTAAATACATGCCTTCCATGGTAGGTTCTACTGAAGAAACGAGAAACAAGGTGCTGGAGAAAAATACAGATCCACTTGCTTCGAAGTCTCGAAACCATTATGAAAACATGACGAGAACACTCTTGATTGTGATTGATGGCTTGGTGACGAATTCCTTCAGAACCGTACATGTTTTTTTAATTCTTGAAATCAACGGCAAAAAACTGATGTTATGAGTAAACAGAAAATGTACTTTCTTCCCAAGTCCAAAGTTGCAGTAAGTACTGGCTTAAAGATGGGAATGGATTTTGACGAAGCGAAAGCTCCAGCAGGAAATCAATATGATACGCAAAACAGAACAGCAGAGTATCAGATGTGGGGAGCTGATAACCTTCGCCCAAAAAAGAACCGTGAAAAATTGGAAAAATCTACCACGGCTCTTCCTCTCATTACGCGCTGGGCTGAAACCATGTTTGGGCGTGGAATCTTCTACTACGAAGAAAAACGTGTGAACGGTAGAATTGAATTGCAATTTCCAGAATACAAAGAGATTGATGAGTTCTTAGATGCAAACCGTGCGGAATACATGACCTTGGAACGGATAATGGATTTCAAAGTGCATGGAAATATATTTTGCGAACTCATTGCCAACAAGCTTGGAACAAAGATTGTGCGCATGCAGCACCTCGAAGCTGAGTTTTCACGCTTTGGAAAAATCAACGAAAAAAACGAAATTGAAAACATTCTCTACAAAGGAGATTGGACTGGAACAGATAAAGCGGAAGAAATTCCATATTTAGATGCAAAAGAATTGCTTTTACTCAAAGACAAAGTACTTCCAACGTTGAAAAGCAAAAAGAAATTTGCCATTCACTCTTGCTTCCCTTCTCCAGGGCATTCGTTGTATGCTGTTCCTCCTCACAATGCTATTTTTGAAGATGATGGCTGGTTAACGTATGCCGTTTCTGTTCCTAAAATCATGAATGCCATCAACAAGAATGCTCAAAACATTCGTCACCACGTGCGCATTCCTGAAAATTATTGGTCGCTCAACCACAAAGGATGGGAGAATCTCACGCAAGAAGAGCGCGAAGCTTACATTGATGAGAAAATGCAGGAAATGGATGATTGGTTTGTGGGCTTGGAGAAAGCAGGCAAAACATTCTACACGCATTACAACGTAGATCCAGTAACAGGAAAACCAATGACCGGTTGGGAGATTCAAGTATTGGATGATAAAGACAAAAAGGATAAATTCCTAACATCCGTGCAGGAAGCAGATGTGCAATTGGCGCGTGCAATTGGTGTGGATGTATCCATGGCAGGCATCCAAGCCACAGGCGGAAAACTTGGAGCTGGTTCAGGCTCTGATAAAGAAGCAGGGTTCGACAATACCAAAAAGATGAGCTATGCAGCTGCACTTGTTATTTTTGATCAACTCTACCATGTTGGAAGAATCAACGGTTGGCCAAAAGTGAAATTTGGATTTATTGATCCAACTCCAGTTATTAATTCACTCGAAAACGAAGCATAATGATATCTACAATTGCCCAACTCCAAGACTTGGTAAGTGTAAGTGCTCAGCTTACTTACAAGAAGATTTCACCTTTCAACGAAATCACCAAAAACAAGTACTTCAAAAATTATTTTTCTGATGCCTTGATTGCTGAGCTCCTTTCTTATTCCACCGCAACAGGAATAAAAAAAGATGCTTACAACTTGTATATGATTTCATTCGCACACTTGCTCATCAAGGAGGCAATGCCATCCATTGAGGTAGTTGTAACAGATGGAGGAATCACGCGCAACGAAAATCAACAATCCAAAACAGCATATTCAGGGCAAATCAAGAATTTGCAAAACTCCATGGAAGAAATTGGTTTCATGAATTTTGAATTGCTTGTAGATCTCATGAATGAAAATTCAAGTGATTTCACAAACTGGGAAGATTCTCCAGGATATGCTTCAACTTCTCATTTACTGATTCAAACAAGCAATGATTTCAACAGGTATTTTAAACTTTTCAGGCCATCTGTAACCTTCAAAGGCTTGCTTGCTTCGCTGGAAACTGTTCAAACAATCAAGATTGAAAAGGAAATCACAACTTCTAATCTCAACATTATCAAGGATGCTGATACAGATTTGAAGAAACATGTGCTTCGCTACGTGAAAGGAGCATTGGCACATTTCACAATTGCGGATGAATTGGAAAACGCATCCATTCAAGTTGGTTCTGATGGCATTCGCATCATTTCCCATGATTACAACACTAGCCGAACCATTGAATCAGCACTTGATCCAGTTGCAGCATATCAAGCATTAACTTCAGCCAAAAGCAAAGCAAACAAGTACCTGGAAGAAGCAAAAACAACAATTAGAAACAATCAATCTGTATTTACTCCAATTGCCGATAAATACAAAAAACAAAAACCTTGGATGTAATGAAAGAGCCTCAATCCCTTCACGAATATGCAGTTGAAATCACTGCCACTATTTTAGCCTTTGTGAAATGCAGTAAAGTGTATATTTTCTTTTTGGCCTTTGCCAGTTGGTTTTTCTCAACTTATCCAATTGAAGATATTTTGTTGCTATTCGGAATCATGACCTGCTTGGACACCTTAACCAAAATTCATGCAGTAGCCAAAAGCAGAAAGATTCCATTCAATCCCTTCAGGAAAATATTTTGGCTTCAAATTGAAAGCCCAGGACTGAAGCTCATGGGAAGAAAAATCTTCTTGGATTACTCTATTCCGGTGCTTGTTATTTTCTGCATAGACACCTTGGTATTCAAGAATGCAATTCATTTCGATTTGTTAACCTTGAAGCTTTCACCTCCAAGTGCAGCAATATTATTCTTTACGGGTGTAGAATTTTGGAGCATTTTTGAAAACATTGAAGAAGCTGGAGGAGTAAACTGGCTGAAGAAAGCATCTTATTGGTTTTCGGGTTTCCTTCCTGAAAAATGGCAAGAAGTATTGAGAAAAATCAAATCTAAAAAATCAAACGATGAAGAATAGTTTGTTTATGTTGCTGGCAGTGGTTCTGCTTAGCTCATGCCGTAGTGCTCAATGGCACTTTGAAAAATTTAAGCAGAAAGGTGGTAAAATTGAAGCAGTTGAAAGAATTGTAACTGTTCATGATACCATTCCCGGCAAAGATGGAAAAGATTCAATCATTGAGCGCCAAATCATTGTAAAAGATACCTTGATTCAATACCGTACCAAATGGCAAACACGTTTCGACAACAGGCGTTTTGCAGATTCGATGAAGCACATTCGCAAAATGTACTGGGAATCCCTGGACCACGAATTGAAGCTGATGAGAGATTACAACAAAAAGGAAATTAAGATCAACAACCAAAACACAACTAAAGAAGCTAAAATCCAAAAGAGCAAAAGCAAGGAGAAATCAAGATCCTGGAAAGACTTAATTCTCATATATTTATTGGGCTTAGTCTCAGGAATTTTAGCGTGTGTTTTTTTCGTTAGGTGGTTGTACCGCTAGTTCTTTGACGTAATGAAGTAAAGCGAATCGAAAGGTTCGCTTTTTTTATTTGAATCCTGTAGATTTTGTCTTGATTTGTTCACTTCCTTCGGCGTTGATGTGCTTCGCGTATATGGTTGTGATTTCAAGGCTGGAATGATCTGCTTGCTTCATGATTTCTTCAGGAGAAATTCCATCATTTAACATTTGAATGATTCCTGAATCTCTCAGCGAATAGAGCTTGTATTTCTGTGGAAGTTTCAAGGCTTTTCGCATGGCATCCCATTTCTTGGAAAATCTCCTTGGATTGAGCGGTTCTGTTCCTGGCTTAAAGTCTTTGCCAAATAAATATTGATCTTCACTCGCTGAGTTCCAATTCCAAGAAACGAGGTAAGGCATCATGCTATTAGGGATCGTTGTGATTCTCTGCTTTCTATTTTTGGAAGATTCAGCAGAAATATGAATGATTTGTTTTTTCAAATTGAAATCATTCTTCTTCAGCATGGTAATTTCTTTTGGCCGAATGAGCGCATGAAATACCAGCACGCACACAATCAGGAAATCATAATCTTTCGCCTCTAGGTATTGAATGATTTGTTCGCGTGTTTTAATTGGAATTGGCTCGCGCTCCTTCTGTTCCTTTTTCAATTTTTCCAAGCCAGCAAACCAATTTTCGCTTGTGTATCCATTTTCCACCAACCAATTGAACAAACCTTTCATAAAATTCAAGTAGTTATTGTAAGTTCTATTGGTGTACTTTTTATCAAAAATCCAATCCATGAAGTCAAGTGCCATTGATTTGTTGAATTTGGCGCAAATTGTTTCCTGTTTGTTGCAAGAAATCAACCATTCATTCAATGATTTATTGTAGCTCCTGTAGCTTCTCATGGAATCATTTCTGAGTTGTTGATCTTTCTTCTCAATAAATTTCTGAAGGGCTTTTTGAATGGTCACAGTTCCCTTGGGTGAGCTTTTTTCATTCCAAGGATTCCATCCATCGTATAATTTCGCATTGAGTTGAGAGATGAGCGTATTAGCATATTTCTTTCGTTGTTTCAGGTCCTTGATGTGATTGATTTTGATGCGTACCCTTTCCATTTTATCTGTCAATGGATTTGTTGCGTAGTACACAATTTGCCACACGTTTCCTTCTTGCAGTCTAGCAGGTTTAAAATCTAGTATTGAATTTTTGGCCATAGTTTCAAAAATATTTTTTACTCTGAATCCCAAAAAACACTGGCGCGTTTTAGACACGCCTTTTTGCCATTTACCAAAAAAGCCCTGAATTATCAGGGCTTTCTTCATTTGAAGCGGAGAATGAGGGATTCTTTTTCACTCCAAACGCATCCACAATTACAAGCTTAACAACACTTGATTGCAACACTTACTGCAATTTTATGACTCGTTTTTGGCGCGTGTCAATTCTTCTTGAAGCTCCTTAATTAGCTTGTGAGCTTCTGTTAGTTCATCCTTTAATGTGTTGATATTTTCTAGCGATTTGATGTATTTATCCATCAATTCTACATTGTCATTGTTGCGAACTAGGGATTTTAGATCCTTGAAATTTTTCGCATTTCCAAAATATTCCTTCGTGTCTAATTCGATGAAATCCATGATCCGGTGCACCTTGCTCCAGTCTAATTCTTGCTCTTTCAACCATCTCGAAATTGTTGATTTATCAACTTTGATATGTTGCCCAATCATGTCCAATGAGTAACCAGATTCTTTGATTATCTCCTTTAATCTATTGCCTACGTGCATAATTTTCTGTGTTTGTATGAAGCAAAGATATACCATTCATTTCGAATATACTGCATTTTTTTTGTTGCAAAATGTTGCAAAAATGTTGCAAAAGTGTTGCAAGAATGAAACAAGTTTGTATATTTGCAACAAATAAATCTTAAAACAATGGTATATTCTGAGAAACAACTGGAGAAAATTAAGGCTTGCTTGCCCACAAGGTACAGTAAGATTCTTCAACAACGATTGAAGAAGAAATACGACATCGAAAAAAGAACTGATGTTATTCGTAGGGCGTTGATGCCTCGCTTTCAAGACCCTGTAATTGTGAAAGAAGCGCAATGGCTCGCGCAAAAACACAATCCATCTCTTTTTAAACGTTTGCACAATGACAACAACGGCTAAAACAATCGCAAAGATTCTACGTGTAAGAAAGAATCTAATCAAGTTGCAAAAATGCAACAAAAACGTTGCATTGTGTATAAAATACACGCAAGAAATTGAGTTATTAATGCAAGTACACGGCAAAAAATGGAACGAAGAAGGGTGGAAAAATTTTGCAAAACGGCAAATTTCTCAAATTGAATACCTCATTCCAGGATCAAAAGCTGGTGACACGCTTAAAAAAGAACTATATGAACAACTGTATTAATTACACTTCGATTCTGCTCATAGGAACTGAAGAGAATCAACAAGAATTTCCAATTGCGCAATTCACCACAGAACAAACGAAGCGCGTGAGATGGATGGATTTTCCAACTGAATCAAGAACGGCAGAAGCCACTTTGATGTCGAACATTAGAAAGGTCACGCGATCAACATTGATTGTAAACTTTGATACCTGTTGTGCTAGTAATTCATGCACACAAATCATGCGTGTTGCTCGCATGTTAGACATCGAAATTATTCACCATTCAAGATTCACAAAAAATGATATCACAACGAACGATTGACCAAATCAAGGACCTAGATCTTTTTGAAGTGATATCGAAATTCGTTGATCTCAAAAAGGCTGGTGCTAATTACATGGGGCTTTCTCCTTTTACAGAGGAAAAATCACCCTCTTTTTCTGTATCTCCATCCAAAGGAGTATGGAAGTGCTTCTCAACTGGGAAAGGCTCGAATAATCCTGTTACGTTTGTGATGGAGCTCAAAGGATTAACCTATCCTGAAGCACTCAAAACAATTGCTGAAATGTGCAATGTGATTGTGGAGTATGATGATTCAGAGCGAAGCAAGAAGTACATCATCAAACAGGAGCTCATTCGTGATATTTCTGAAGTGAATGAAGAAGCGTTGAAGTTTTTTGAATCAAAACGAAAGGATGTAGCTCCTGAATTATTGCGATACCCGGAACAAATATTGGAACAATACCGTGTTGGCTATGCTCCTGATTCATTCGATGAATTTGTTTCGTATATGTTGCAAAAAGGTTTCTCAAAACAACAACTTCTCACCAGTGGACTTGCAAAAGAAAATCAAGAGAAAACGAAAATTTATTCTTTCTTCAGAGGAAGAATCATGTTTCCAATTTTCACCTTTGCAGGCGTGTTGATTGGTTTCTCTGGTAGGAATATTCTTCCTGAAATTGAAGGTAAAAAGATTCCAAAATACCTAAACACAGGTGAAAACGAAGCTTATTCGAAATCAGATTCATTGCTTGGAATTTCTGTGGCCAAAGAACACATTCGAAAAGCTGAATGCGTGTATAAGGTTGAAGGTAATTTTGATGTGCTAGGGCTTGCTTTTGCAGGATTGCCAAATACAGTTGCACCGCTTGGAACAGCCTTTACACCTTTGCAAGCAAAAATCCTGAAAAAATTTGCGCATCAAGTTGTAATTTTCGCTGACAATGACAAAGCAGGAATCAAAGCATTAAACACAGATATTCGTGTTTGCCTTGAAAATGATTTGGAAGTGCTGGTATTTATTCCTGAGAAAGAAAATGAAGATTCCAAAGTAGATGCAGATTCATTTGTGCGAGAAGCCAATTTCGAACAAGATGAGCTGAAGCAATTGATTGATGAACAGGCTGTGGATGGTGTGGAGTATATGGCTGAATTGTTTTTCAAGGATGCCAAAACAGTTTCTCAAAAATCGAAAGCAGAAACAGAGCTAGCGAAACTCATTGCTTTGATTCCAAATCAGAAAATCAGAAATGAGTACATCAAAACGATTGCTAAAAACTACGGAATTGAAAAAAAGAACGTAGAAAGTGAAGTTTCGGCAACCATCCAAAGCAAACAAAAAGAGGAAGAAGAAGAAAACGAAGGATATAAGATCCCTTCATACATTTCTGAAGATATCAAGCTGGAGTTTAAGGATTTCATGTTTTACGAAGATCCTACAGTTGGCAAAATTGGATATTACTTCCCTGGATCGAGCGGTTCTAACTTCGAAAGAATTACAAATTTTCTGATTCGGCCAATATTCCAACTTGGTTCTGCTTCTGAAGGTGGCCGTGTGTGTGAAATTACAAACGGAAAAAAAACACGTGTGAGAATTTTGCCAAAAGATACCTTCAACAATCCAAGCGTATTTGAAAACGAACTTTCTATTCTTGGAGATTTTCGATTTGATGGAATCAAAAAACATTTACAGAAAATCAGAGCCAAACTGTATCCCAAATTTGTGATGCACGAAGAAATTACTTCACTGGGTTGGCATCGAGATGGCTTTTGGGCGTTTGCTGATGGGATTATCGATGGAACTTTTAAGAAAGTAGACAAATACGGCTCTGTTGCTTATGCGGATAAACATTACTTTCTTCCTGCTTTTTCTTCCATCTATGAAGATTTACCTGAAGAAAACGACAACTACGCTTCAGATAGAAAAAACGTGTTCCGGGCATCGAAATTAAGCATGAAAGATTGGAGCAGATGGATGGATACCATCTATGGAGACAACGGAACAATTGCAGTTGCTTTTATGATTTCGGCAGTATTTCGTGATTTCATCTACCAAGAATTCAAATCTTTTCCGATGCTGTTCATGTTTGGTAGACCAGGAACAGGAAAAACAACGTGTGCGCGCTCCATTTCATCTGTATTTTTTGCAGATACAACGCCTTTCAACTTGAACAACGGTACAGTCGTAGGTTTTCAGCGTAAATTGGCAGCGGTAAAGAATGCGATCATTCACTTGGATGAGTACACGAATGCGCTGGATGAAAAGAAATTCCAATCACTGAAAGGTATCTATGATGGAACAGGCCACGAAGCAGGTATCAAAGAGAATTCAAACAGAACCAAAACAACACGTATCAATTCATCTGCAATGTTATCCGGGCAATATCTTCCCACGCGAGATGATAACTCATTGTACACACGCTCAATCTTGCTTCAGTTCACCAAAACATCGGATGAGTACAGCGAAGAAGAAAAGAAACTGTACGAACAGCTGATGGAGATTCAAGGCAAAGGATTGTCTCAATTGATCGTTGAAATTATTCGCTTTCGGGATTTGATATGTGAGCGGTTTGTAAGTACCAGGTATGAGATTGAAAGCCACATCAACCGACAATTGGAAGGAAGAGTGAGAAACGGGCGTGTGATTGAACTTTATTCTATTGTACTGGCTGTGTACAAGCTTGTTTCTACAGAATTGAATCTGCATGTATCGTATGAGAGCTTGGAGAAGATCAGTATGAGAAACATTATTCTTCAATCAAGCCAAATTCAAGAGAGCAACACGCTTTCCAAGTACTGGAAAATTATCGAATTCATGGCTTCAAATCACCAAATCAGAAACAATGTGGATTACAAGGTTGTCACCGAATCAAAAGTATCAATCCGTATTTCGAGCAAGGAAAAAAGCGTGGTTCAATTTCCAGAACCAACGAGAGTTGTGTATTTCAAATTCAACAAAATCCATCCACTGTACATGGAAACAATTAGAAAGCAAACAGGAGAAATTGGAATTCCTGAGAGCTCAATAATGAGTTACATGAAAGCAGATAAAGCATGGCTTGGACCTGTAGCAGTTGTGAGTTTTGAGGGAAACAAATCAAGTGCATACGCATTTAGATATGATGCCTTGAATATGCAATTGGAAGGCGTTGAAATTTTGGAAGATGCACCAACACGTGAGGAAATAGCTGCAACCATGACCAACGATACATTGCACAAACAACCGCAAAAAGACCCTAATCTTTTCGATAAGTATAAACAGGAAGACGAATTCCCAATTTAACACCCAATTACCCATGAAAAATAAAAGAAGTACACCTCTGTGCGAATTCAAAGAAATATTTTCGGAATTCGATTTCAATTTTGAAAAGTTTATTGAAATCTGCCCTTTTACGATTCCAGAAATGAAAAAGAATACGCGCAAACATGAAATTGTAGTTTGGAGAAGCTTAGCATCGATGTGGATTGCCTTGGATAAGAAATGTAAATACCGCTTAGATGATATCGGAGCTACGCGCTATACTGTGCTGCATTTCTCCAGAACAGTTGTTCCATGCCTGAAAAATGAAATCAAACATCCGTATGCTGTGGAGCTGAAGAATTGCATCTCAAAACTCAAAAGAGATTCATTCGTGGAAGATAACTACTATCATTCGCATTCACCAATTATCAACGCATTGAGCATGATGGAAGCTCAAATTTTCAAAACAATCAAATCTTAAAACAATGGAAGTAAAATCAATTACAGAAGTCTTTACGCAAGAAAACGACTTGAGAGCAACCAGAACAACGCTTGTATCTATACTCTACAGAGATGCTATTGAGCACCCAGAAGATTACGAAAACTGCAACCGCATGAATGAGATGCTAGAACTCATTTCTTTCCTGGATCTATTGCATGATGCAAAAATGAGAGATAAAATAGATGAATTAGAGAAAAATAAGCAATTGAATATGCAAGATTTTTTAGAATCACTACATCCTGGTGGAAAGTTTACAAGATCTGTATCTGATGCTTTTCTTGCAGAAGTATTATATCCTTCACAATTCACAAAGGAAGTAAATGGAATTTTTGATACGTTGAAAGATGTTATTGCGGGAAAAGAAGGTAGTAAGTAGTGCTCCAACCTTCGGAGCATATTGGCAAAAAAACGAAGCCTATTTCAAAAGCATTGGTGTGAACAAGCACCAATGCAAAGAAATATGGAGCGATTGCCTGAATTCAGTGAAAAATCAATTTAAGAACTTAAAGGAGAAGAAGCATGAAAAACGAGATTAGAAAATTTTTAGAATTTAATGGGAAAACAATATTTTTCCTAGATGTAGAAGGTACAAACTGGATTGCAGTGAAACCAATTTGCGAAGCATTGGGAATAGATTATATTCAACAATATAAGAACTTAAAAAATGACATTTTTCTAAGCGGTGTATTGTGTACCCACACAATGCACGATAGCTCAAACCGACTTCAAAAAATGACATGCTTGCCAGAATTTTTTATTTACGGTTGGATTTTTAGCATAAATTCTAAAAATCAAGAATTACAACAGTACAAATGGGAATGCTACAGAATTATATACAATCATTTTCATGGTTCTGTTACTAGAAGGGAAAAGATACTTTTAGAAAAAACAAAAACAGAAGTAGAAATTGAAAAACTTCAAGCGGCTTTGAATGATAATCCTGAATACAAACGTTTGCAAGAATTAAAATCAAACGTCAATCAAACAAAAAAGCAATTAAACTCATTAGATAAAGAAGTTACAGCTTCACAATTGGCATTGTTTAATTAACAGATTCTTTTATATTAACTTGTAGGCAAACAGGTATCTCAAAAATATGAAAAGAGAGTTTTTTTGCTACCTATTTGGACACCCTGTCCATTCAGGTCGAAAAAAACCCCATAATTCAGCGAAGAAATATAATCTGTTTGCCCTAACGAAAATTAATTTTTGAAACCTTACAAAAGATAAAACTTTCAAAAAAAAGTGTTGCAATTAAAAAAAAGATGTATGTTTGTCGTGCAAACTCTTTTCAGATGAAAATCTGAATTAATTTATTTACGATAGTCGCACCCCATGGGTAGCGTAACCGAAAGGTCGCAATTCTTTTCTCTGAAAAGGGTTTGCAACCCTACAGGGTGCGGCGCATACACTTTTTTAATATGCAAACCAAAAAAGGAAATGCAGAACACATCAACTTAGATGTGCTGCGCAAAGCAACAGCATTATTCAATGCTACCAAAATCACATTAGTTTTCAAAATGAACAAAGTTTCGGCCGCCTGCAAAATTCAAGGGCGCACATTCGGAGCATCCGCCTCCAGCCAAGCAGAAGCCTTGCAACTTTTGAAGCAACGTGTGGTAAATTATCAATTCGTAAATAATTAACAAATGGAAGTAAAACAAACAACCAATTTTCTGTACAGAGATACAGAAATTGAATTTACCTTGAAAGGTAAAAATGGAGTAATGGTGAACGCTACTCAAATGGCAAAAATTTTTAATAAAAGAATTGACGTTTTTCTTAAAATTGAGCCAACAAAAGAGTTCATAAAATTATTAGAGCTTACACCTGTAGGTGGAAGCTCGGCAACTTTATCGAGGGAAGAAATTATTCAAACAAAGAATGGTGTTAGTACTTTTATGCACCGAATTTTGGCTTTAAAATTTGCCGCGTGGTTAAGTCCTGAATTTGAACTTTGGGTTTACACCACAATTGACAAACTTCTTTTTGACCATTATCAGAAATTAGAAGATAGCTTGAAAGAATCAGCCAAGCGAAAAAACCAAATTGAAAAGCTTCAGGAAGAATTAAACCAAGATCCTAGATTTTTAGAATTGGAAATGCTGAAGCTACGTGAACGCCAAGCAAGTTACGCTCGTTCCAAAATGAATGTTTCTCAATTGGAATTATTCAGAGCTGAAGAAGTTGTTGAACCTTTAAATGATTAATACAGAACATCGGCGTTAAAAAAAACGGCGATTATACTATTTGCAGACAATTTTGAACGAATTACCTGCCAAACAGTGCAGGTAAATTTGAGGCAAGATTTGAGATCAACTGTAACGCTTAGCATTACAGTTGATTTATAAGATGTATGGTCTACAGAGACCATATATCACAAGTAACTTGTTTTTTTATAAAAGTACTGGATAAAAAAGTCCAGTACTTTGCTTTTTGGAGACAATTTCAGAACTTGAAAGAAGACGGAATTTTGTCTCAGTTTGTTGCTAAACAGCAAATAACTGGAGCAGATGAATTAAATAAACAAATGTAAGATTCAACCATTGTGCTGAGCACAACAGTTAAAAAACCACCTGCATTGTCTATTTAGACAATGCAGGTGATAATTAAAAACAAGTTATTTCTTATCAGTTGTGGTGCTCAGCCCCATAACTGAAAATCAAAAGCCCGGTGATTATTTCACTGGGCTTTTTTTTGTCCTTGCGTGCGCGCGTACGTATGCGGAATTTTGTATTTATGCGTGTAGACTGGAATAAATACGATCAGAAGGAAGCCGTGGCAATTGCACGGAAATTCAGCAAGGATGTTTTGCAAGATATGGCCATCAATATCCAAAAAATGGGATTATTGGATAAAAAAAAGCTACTCACTTCACTCAAAGATTCAGTGCGCAAAACAGGCATTGAGGTCGATAGAATCCAATTCGCTTATGAATTTTACGGGCGTTTCCATGAAAATGGAGCTTCGAATGTCTTTGGCAAAAACGTAACCCTAAAACCTACTCCCTGGCGTACTCCTGCCATCGAAAAAAACAAAGGTGAACTTGATTCAAATTTCAATGAGTTCTACGCAAAATTAATTCTGGATGAATTGGAAATTTCATCTGCTAAAATGGAAATGTAATGGCTACCACACAAAAAACAAACGTTTGGATTGATGGCTCACAAGCTGGAGCAACGCTTACTGAGCTCAAGAAGAAAGTAAATATCCTGAATCGCGAAATCAAAGATCTTCCACGAAACTCTGATGAGTACAAGAAGAAAATGGGTGAACTTTCGCAAGCTTCTCAAGCCTTGACAGCTCACCGCACGCAAATTAGAGGCGTTGCCGATGCCTACAAGCCTGCACAATCCAACCTAAAAAGCCTAATTTCTGAGATGGCACCCGTTGCCGGTGTTATTGGTGTAGCTACAATGGCTATTGGTGGACTTACCGCTGGAATCTCTTCTTGGTACAACAACAACAAGGAGATGGAAAAAGGGCTTTCAAGCTTGAAATCCTTAACAAATGCAAGTGCTGAAGATTTAGCTTTCTACAAGAAAGAAGCCATTGATCTTGGAAAATCAACCACGCTATCTGCTACGCAAGTAGTGGAGGCTTACAAGATTATTGGTGGAGCTAAGCCTGAATTGTTGGCAAATAAACAGGCATTGAACGATGTTACCAAAGAAACAATCACACTGGCTGAAGCTGCCGAAATGGACTTGGAACCAGCGGCACGTGCTGTTACTGGAATACTCAATCAATATGAACTTTCAGCAGATCATACTGCAAGGGCTGTGAATGTATTGGCGGCAGGTTCGTTGGCTGGTTCTGCTGAGATTACGCATTTGAGCGATACGATTGATAAATCAGGAGCTGTATTGAATGGCTACAATGTTGGTATCGAAGAATCGGTTGCATTGGCCGAACTCCTTGCTGAAAAAAACCTCAAAGGAGCTGAAGCAGGAACACAACTCCGAAACGTGATTCTTACCATGCAAGGCCTTGAAGCGTTGCCTGCAAATGCTGTGAAGCAATTGGAGAAATATGGCGTGGATGCAGCGAAGGTTACAAACACACAAATTCCATTGAATGAGCGTTTGGCTGAAATGAGCAAAGTGGCTGGTGATGCAACCGCCATGATGCAGATTTTCGGAAAAGAAAACATTGTAGCTGCCAAAACCATCCTTGGAAACGTGGATAAAGTGGAAGCGTTGACCGATGCCGTTACCGGAACAAATACCGCTTACGAGCAACAAAAAATCAACAACGACAACTTGGATGGAGATTTAAAATCTCTTGGTTCTGCATGGGAAGGATTAACGCTTTCCATGGGTGGAGCTAGTGGCGTTTTCCGTGGAGTTGTGCAAGTGGGTACCGATGTACTAAACTGGACAAGCGACTTGATTACAGCCCTCAAAGAAGGTGATACCTTGCAATTGGAAACGCAATTCTTGAAATTCGCAAATGCGTTGACCTTTGGCATTGGACCACTCTCAGAAATGTTTGAGGCAAAAATCAGATTAAACGATATCACACAAGAGGTGCTTGATTTGGTGCTGGCTGAAACAGAAGCAAACACGGTGCTTACTGAATCGTTGATGAAGAATAACGAAGCGCTGAAGGCAAGCAATATCAGTGAAGCCGAAAAAGCACGCTTGCAGGAAGAAAATGAAAGCATCATTGCGAAGTTGAATGAGAAATATCCTGAGCTTACTGCAAACGTTGATTTTCATAAAATCACAACGGAGGAAATGAACGCGCTTCAGAAAGAAATGAACGCTACTATGGTGCAACAAGCCATTGAAACTGCAAAGGTGGCTGAGCAGGAAAAACTCCTTCAGGAAATCATTTCAACTACCATCGAAAAACAGCGTTTGCGCTCCGAGATATTAAACAAGAGCAACGATGGTATGATTGCTAGCTTCGGAAAATTGATGGCCGCATGGGATTATTCTGATGCAGATGAAAACCAAAAGAAAGCCCAAAAGAATTTGCGCAATTTAGATGCTGATTTTGCCACCGTAAAAAAATCCATCGAATCCATGAACCTTTCTGCAGGTTCTAGTTATGCAGTACATGCCGAAATGGCAGAAAATGCAAGAAAGAACATTGAGCTTATTACCAAGCGCATGGAAAAGGTGACTGATCCAAAGAAGCGCAAAGCGATGGAAGCCGAAATAAAAGGCTTGAATGCTTCGTTGCGCATGGCAGAAAAAGCGAATCAAGAGGCGCTAAATGCTCAAACTTCTGCCGAAAAGAAGAAAGAAGAAGCAGAAACAAAAGCAGCCGAAAACAAGGAAAAATCCTTGGAGAAACAACGCGCTGCACAGAAGAAGCACAACGACAACATGAAAAAGCTTCAAGATGATTTGAACTCAATCATTGAGAATGCAGAGAAATTGAACGTTGATAGAATCTATGAAGAGAAACTTTCCAAGCTTCAGGAAGGTGCAGAAAAAGAATTGTTTATCCTGGACAAAACAATCAACGATAAATACCAAAAAGATATCGAAGCAGCGGCCAAAATTGCCAAAACAAAAGGTGATATTGGACTGAGAGCTCAAGAGCAATTGGCGTTGTTGGAGCAAATGAAAGCTGAGGAACTGGAAAGCAAGAAAGCCGAAATCCAAGCGAAATACGACACCTTAGCCAAAAATGCAAAAGAGGCTTCAACACGTGAGCAAAACGAGAAGGAACTGAAGCAACGCGTTACGCTTGAAGATGCGATTCTGGATTTGAAGATCTCCAAGGCTCAATTGGCACTTGATTCTGTTTTGGAAGGTGATGTGCAAGGCTACAGAAAAGCACAAGCCCAGTTGTTGACTTTGTTGGATGAACGAATTCAAAAAGAAACTGAAGCCAAAAAATCGGCACTTGCAAGCCAATATGCACAGGATGAAATTTCCCAAGAGGAATTCGACACGCGCATGGAGCAACTGGATGTTGAGCACAAAGCATTGATTGAGCAGAACCACAGAACACACGTTGATAAGCTCAAGGCAATGGATCGCGAACGCATTGAAAATATGCTTTCTTCCATGTCGCAAGTGTTGGATATCATTGGACAACTCAACCAAGCTGAAGCAAACCGCGAATTGAGCCGAATTGATGAGCGCAAAGATGCTCAGATAAGCGCCTTGGATGAAGAGCTTCAAAACAAGATTTTAAGCCAAGAGGAATACGATTTACAGCGCAAACAAATTGAAGAAGATTCTTTGGCCGAACAGAATCGCATCAAAACCGAACAGGCTGAAAAAGAAAAGCAATTGGCTATTGTACAAGCAACAATTGCAGCAGCTTTGGCAGTTGTAAAGGCAGCTCCAAATCCTATCACAATGGGGATTGCTCTTGCAGCTGGAGCGGCACAAGTTGCCTTGATTGCTTCACAGCCAATTCCACAGTTTGCGGATGGTGGATATCACAACGTAACAGGTGCTAAAGATGGCAGGAACTACAGAGCCAAGTACATTGGAACGCATCGCGGTGGCATGTTGCCAAATAGGCCTGTGGTATTAGCAAGTGAGCGAGGTCCTGAATATTACACGCCAAATCACTTGCTTCGAAATCCACAAGTATTGGCACATGTGCAAGCCATTGAAGCGATACGATTAAATCAGTTTGCTGATGGTGGTGTGAATATGGGAAGTTTGCCAGCTGGAAGCGGTGATATGTATATGCAAGCAATTAAGGAAGCAAGCGCAGTAAATAGAGCCTTGTTGCAATATCTCCCACACCTACGCGCTAAGATTGGAGATTCAGAAATTGAAGATTTGAGAAAGCGAGAAACGCAATTGGATCAGCTCAAATCATAAACGCAAAAAAGCCCGACTTCATTTGAAATCGGGCTTTTCGTTTTTGTGTAACTATTTAGGCTTAAAAGTTTTTTCAAATTCATCCAAGCGATTTAACCAACCACGAAGGAACACCCGGTTGTTTCTGAAGCGTTGGCGTTCGGCTGCCGTTTTTCCGTTGGCTTCAGTGGTGATATAGTGGAAAAATGCACGTCTGTGAGCAACACACAGATTAAACAATCCTAATTCGCTAAACTCAGCACATGCTCTGAATGTTTCTCCAGTTGCAGAAAGTTTTCCATCTCTAGCAATGTTCTTTCCTTGCTTTCTTAACATGCCTTGCAATTGTCTAATTGCTGTTACGCTTCCAGAACCCCAAGCCCAAGAAGTCAATACTTCAGCCAATGATTGATAAGGAGCATGATCACCAAGTACTTTGTTCCAGTAGCCAGCTTTGAAAATATCTCCCCAATCTTCGTGATTCATTTCCAAAAATCGCAAATCATTGGTTTTACCGAAAAAGCTCACCCACGTAGAATAGGCAATTCCTTTATTAGTGTGGTAGCCACTCTTTCCTTTGTAAGGCGTTGGGCACGGAAATTTAGCTTGTGAATCGTTCACGTCTCTTGATAAGCCACCTTCCCACTTGTAGAAGAATGGCACTAATTCTCTGTAATTGTTCATGGTTTATTAATCTAATTTAGCTATAAACTTGTTAAATAAATCGTAATTATCTGTGGCATCTGCTCCATCAATTTGCAACTTAGAAAAATCTGTACCATCGTAAGAAAAATTAAAATCTGTTCCTTCTACTGTAGTATAACTCATTCTGTTATTCCAAAATTCAATTTTTGTAATTGTATGGAAATGTGATGGCCTAAATACATATTTTGCATTTGTGGTTCCTGCACCTACTCTCGCTGAAAGGTCAAATAAAATACCATTCGTTAAGGCTGTTAAATTAATTGCACTCATTCTAATACTCTTTGATGGTTAGTACTCCGTTAACTGATTGGTTGTTTGTAGTTGGCATGTATGCTAGTACATATTCATCCATTGTGTTGTTTATAGATTGACTAAGGAATGAAAGAAAATTCTCTTTGATAATATCAGTTGATCCGCTACCATTTACAGGAACTGCACAAACAACACGACCTGTTCCAGGTGTAATGGTTTGAGTTGTACCTGTTCCTTCCTGAATTTTTGAGTTATTTACATACGTTAAAGGTGCTGACAAAGTTGGATTTACAATAAGCATCAAAATTCCAGCATCAACTGTGGCTGTAATTGATAGCGAAATATCCAAAATTTGAACCGCTGTGTCTCTAAATGAAACTTGTTTACGAACCGATTTAAGTGCGAAAATTGTACCCACTGCATTCGTTGTAATTGCCGTTGAGTTGTAAAGAGATAGCGTTTTACCTGATTCGTTAAAGCTTCCCTCTGTTGCAACCTGACAACAAATATATCTAAGGCTTCCAGTTCCTGTTGTGCTTCGAATTTCATAGCGTATTGGTTGGTTTGGGCTTAACATAAATGTGTCTTTAGCTGTACCAGCATAATCGAATTGGTCAAGCAATTTAAAAGTGTTTGCAATTTTCAAAAACGCTCTTGCTAATGCACCACCTAACCAAAGAAAATCACTCGCCTCAACACTAAAATTCTCTAAATCATAATCACCTATTTCATCTGTTAAATCTAAGTTATAAGTCAAAGTTCCGAATCGAAACATCTTAAATCTAAATTCATTTGTTTCTCCATTGCTTTCAAAGAAATATCCATCAAAATTAGAATCATAAGGTGCAACCGCATTTGAACTGAAATATCCAATTCTTTTTATAACCCCAGCTTCAAATTGAAAATTATCATTTGTGGTTTCAATAATTTGTGATTTACCACTAAAATAAGGATTAAAGCGTTTTGATTGCCTAATCATATATTGCCCAGGCGTGACACTTAAGTTAACCTTATTGTTAGCATAAGTAGCTGTTCCTGTTCCTACATTCTCAAAAAGTGTAGGATCATCAGCGCCAAGTATCTTACCATCTAACAAAGTTGTCATTTGACTAACACGTATGCGGCCACCTGCATCGTGAATAAATGTATCTGTTAAAATTCTTACGTTTCTTTCTGGGAACATATTATAATATTTAAACGGTTACTTTTGAAGATTTATCAATGCAAATCATTTGGTCATCATTCAGGAAAACATAGCCTAATACTTCTCCACCAGATAGCATAATGTCTTTGGGCGTTTTTTTGTGTGCTCCTGCTACTTTAGCCGCATTGGCTAAAAACTCAGAACAGAATTGGCGTGAATAGGTAGGAGATATTTTCCCAAACCACACTTTTCTTTTGAGCCAAAAAAGCATCTGAAGCAAGCCGAAAAAATTGTATTTCACAACTCCTTCGCATTCCAAGGCAAACTCAATCATATCTTTTCGCTTCCAAGAATAGTATGTATGCGCTTGAATGAATGCTTGAAATTTTGTTTGCTTTAGCCAATTGTCAAATGGAATTACTTTGCATTTACCCGTGGTCATTTCTGCTTGCATCCAGCGTTGTGCATGCTCATCCCAATAAATAAACCCAACATGATCTATTGGTGAATTGGTCACAACACGAATGATGAAGTGAACCCACGTGCGTAGATTGTACCATACCAATGGCCTACGACAAAGAACGATGTATATGTTTTGGATATTAAGCATTGAGAATCTTTTTGAGGTCCACGAAATAATAATCTGTGATGATTCCATCATGGCGCGTTGTATATTGCGTTTCGATGGAGAAACCATACTCTTGCTGAAGCGCATGAATTTTGTTTTGGAATTCTTCAAATTCTTTTTTACGCACATCAATCAATTGTTGTTTGATGTCGTTGAATTCAGCAAGCACTCTTTGAGATTGCTCCTTGAGCGTTTCTTTTCTCAAGTTTTGCTCTGGTGATTCTGTGTTGTTGTTTTCTTCTGCCATGATTTTTTGTGTTAAATATCAAACTTTCCTTGTGAAGCGTTCCATAGCGCTGTGTCAATTATTAGATTGAATATTTGAATTGGTTCGCGCGCATTTTCAACAAAATGGTCATATTCTGTTGTACCATCTGGGCGTGGCTTTTTGTCTGCAATGAGGCTTCTCCAATAGTTGTTTTTGAATCTTGCCATCTGAACCAAGTTTCCATCTTCTTGGTGGAAGGTTACTTTTCCATCCAACCATATTTTCTTTTCAATTGGATCAAAAATCAACTTAAAAGTGAATTTTCTTCTGTAATTGAATTCCGGATCATTCGTAATCCATAAACTACCATCTTCCAGGTATTGATCAATTTGTGCTTGTGTTGCCATGGTTTATGTGTTAAGATTGTCTGCAAAGCCCTATGCTTTGTAAGAAAGTTATTACATCGTCAACTGATTTACCTGTTGCTGTTGCAAGTACTTGCTGTGTTTGAGGTGTAGACCCCCAAAAAGCAAACTTTTCATTAGTTGACGTTCCTATTTTTGTACCATTACCTGAAGTAGGCAGCTTAATATCACCATGTGAGGCCTTTATAATATAATTACCTCCACTTCCTGAATTTGTTCCATGCCAATCTAAACCAACAACATCATAAGGAGTATTTAAAGCATTACTCCAATGAATCATATTTCTATTATAATCACCACCGCCTAGGTCATTTGATATATATCCTTGAAATCCTGCATATTGGCCGTACAATCCAAATCTTCCAAAACCTCCTGAAAAATTCCTTGGATCTAAAAGTAGAGCAGCATAATTAGCACCATATATTGCAACTCCATAACCAGCTGAAGTTGGATTAAAAACAGCTGGAATATTGGATATCATATTACTACCGCTGAGTGAGAAAGCATCATATCCATCATCATGCCTTCTTATCCAAAAAACTTTAGTGTCACTTCCATCAGTTGCCCTAAACTCCACTTTACTCTTCAGAAAAGTCATTGAAAAACCATTCATGTCATGGCTTCTATTATTTGCAAGAATTTTGTTTTCAGAAAAAAGATGAGTGTCTTCAGCAGCGCCTGAGCCATCGTTGAAAGAAGCATCTAAGATATCATGCAAGAGTTCATTTACCTTCACAGCAGAAATCAGCTTTCTGTTGTTCTTTTTCACAAAAGAATCAATTTTGCTTTCGATTTGAATTTTTGTTAATGGCATGACTGACTATGTATTAAAATCATTCGTGTAATCATCTGAGAACTCTCCTCGCTTGCTACTTGATGCTACATAGTAGGAAACTGAAGCTGGAGATATTCCCTTATTTGTTACAGTAAAAGTAAGCTCTTTCACTATGCCTTTAAAGGACTGATTTTTCTGTGAAATATAATGTTTAGTGCGCTCCCAACGCTTTAATTGTAAGAGTTGAGCAAGCGAAAGTTTGAGGATTTTTGTACGTGTAATTGAATCTCCTGAAATCAATTTGAGCTTTTGCAGCTTGTAAAAATCAAACATGTTATCTTCTCCATTGAGATAGATTGAAGCCGCTCCCCATGAATAATCAATTCCAATATCTACACCCGTGTTTTGTGCGAAATACATTAATTCTTTGAAAGAGTATGCAAATGGATGCGGAATTGGTGAAGATGGTTCTGGCTCACCTGGTATCCATTCCACTGTTTCAAGAAGCCCTCTGAAGTAACCTGCTTTTAGTAGCTCAAATATTTCTGCATCATTATCATACTCATCGCTTTTTGGCGGTTGATTTTGAAAATAGATTGCTTGGTACTCAAATGTTCCTGTTCTATCTTCAGGAAGTGGAGCACTCTCATGCGTATCAAAATCAAGATCAAATCCAATTGAATTGATTCCATACGTAGATTTAAGTGCTTCGTGGCTTAATGTTTTTTCCTCAAAGATGGAAGTTTCTTCAGGAAAGAATTGCGGTGCAAATGGCCTCACTGCATTCAATGGATCACGAAAGCGAAGTACTTCCTGCTCATCAATTGGATAGATGTATTTTACCGTGCCAATGGAAGAATCTTCATTCGTGACTCCATCCAATACATATTTGGAAAAATCAGTATATGAACCTTGCAATTGCTGTTTTGCTGAATAGATGTGAATCCTTTTGTTGTTTACCACAAAATAGCAATCATACAACTCATTCACTAACTTGAAAACCTTCCAAGAATCGCATTTTGGAACGTGCTCTGTAAGATTGATTTCAGTTCCATGCGTGTTGAATGAATCAGCTCCATCAATTTCGTGTCTATCTTTTACATAGTTGTTGAAGATAAGCAGTTGCTTGTACTCTTGGATTTGCTCCAGGTCCGAATGTTTAAGCTTGAATCCAAAATACTTGATGATGAATTTTAGCAAATAATCTACCATTGGACACGGAGCCACAGTTGTTGCCCATTCTTTTCCTGAGCCAAATGATGCAGGTACCAGGTAATTGCTCCGAACTTCACCCATAACAAAAGCATTCACTCTTCCTCCCATCGATTCAAACATGCTATTTGCTTCGTCTGTTCCCAACTCATCAAAATAAGAGTTCACCAACATTTGAGGGAATTGGTACTTTGGTTCTGCTTCAGCAAGAATCTGCTCCATGTGCGCTTTCCATTTGTCCAGCTTCTCAGTGGGTGAATCTGCATCGGAGCATACCGGAACAATGTCTAATGTTAGATCAGGTAAAAGTGTACCTTCAACATCTCTTCTGAATCCACTGCCTTCAGTTAAGATATTCACTTCAATGTTGGAAGTGTTATCTTTTACCTTTACGGTTCTGCCAGTCTCAAGCAAGATGCCCTTGAAGTAAATTTGCACACTTAAATCTTGTTTCTTGGTATCAATCAATCGTTTATTCCTCGCTGTCAATGGCAAAGTAAACGAATAGCTGTAGCCTTCATTGATTCCATCTTCGCTAAACAATGGATTTATCCAGTTGAACGTAATTGCCAAATCAGGATCAATGTCTATGATGCGATTGTCTATTTTGATTGTTATCATGATTTACACGTTTATGGTCCAACCTAAATCAGCAACCAAGCCTTTGCCTGCATATTCTCCCAAACCATTGATAATATCATTGGAAATTGTTGTGAGGTCGCTTGCTCCAGGATTGTCTGTGAATGTGATTACTGGTACCGCTGTATTCATTCCTGAGAATGTTGCGAGCTGGAGCAGTATGCGCTCAATGGCATCTGAAGAAAGATTGTTGTTCTCGAGATTTAGAATTTCTAAATTTTTGTGATATCCAATTTCTACATCTGTAAGATCTGGATTTCCTGTTATCACAACTTCTTCCAATGAAAGCAGCGAATTAAGATATACCGTTTGATTGATTGCACACGCTACAAAATGTAGAACTTGTAAGTTTGGAAGCGCTGAAATATTCATCTCTCTTCCTGTACTTCTTACAAGAGATGCCGAACCAATAAATTTGAATTCAATGATATCGTTGAAATTGGTTTTCTTCAAGCGCACTGTTTTTTGTCCAGCTAAGAGAATTGTTTTTAGGATGGTGGTTGATGCGTTGTAGGTTTCATCTTCGAATCCTGTTCCTAAGCCCCAATCTACAGCCACCGTTGATACAAAAGCAGCTGCTTCTTTTCCTAATACAAATTGGTAATCTCCAAATGTTTCGTCATGTATCCAAGATACTATTGGCTTCTGGTACCTGAAATTCTTCACAATCAAATACGTTCTACCATTTACATCTGTTACATCCACGCGCGCTTGATACTCTGTTTCGTTTAACGTACTTGCTTCGTATTTTTCTCCATCATGAACATACGTTCCAGAAAATGTATTTCCAATGTAAAGAAGCATATTGCCATACGTTTCTATTTCGATTCCATTGCCTTCAACTGTAAAGTGGAATACACCTGAATCCAATTGAGTGATGACCAAATGCGGATGACCGTTGAAGAAAGAAACGTTTTCATTGATTTCTGCTTTCACTGCCGAAAATGCTACACGTCTAAACCAATTGTTGCTGATGTACACATTCACGCTTTCAGCAGAAAATAGAATGGGAATCCAACGGTTGTTTTCAAATACAAATGCTTCAGATGCTGAAATCATAGAACTCAAGCGCTCTGCTTCCAGTTGCTTCATTTCTTGCGTTTCGGCTGAGATGGAGAAGCCACTTGTTTTGTTGAATGAAAAGCGACTGGCTCTACTTCTTGTAAGGTTGTATTGCTGGCTTCGTTGTGCGAGCTCTTGAGATATTTCCAAATTCTCGCTCCATGGACCAAATGTTACGAATGTTTCAGGCACATAGAATGGATTGAAATACAGTATCGTTTTCCTGATGCAAGGAACTTGATCTTTGTAATAAATGAATTCTTCAGAAATTGCCTCTTCTCCTGCTGAGTTCCATATCTGAAAAGAATACTTGTTGTACAGTTCTCCTGAAAGAGCATCATCCAGGGCAATGTCTTTCCAATTGGTTTGAAAGGTAATTGTATGCCAAAGGGGAAAGAATTCTGTGATGTGGTAATCGATATCCACTACACCGGTGCTTGCATATACTTTGATGCGAATCAAGAAGCGAGACAATGCACGCGTATTCATCCAACTCAACCAATCTTTCTGATTTTCGGAAATTCGTTTACCACTTGGCAACCATGTAAGGAAATTTCGATTTCCAGCAATTAAGGTTACTGGTTCGGTTTCTTGCTCATCCGTTTCACTTACACCTCCAAAGTGCGCAAAATAGATATCAGATGTTGTGCGATCAACAAGCGCTTCCAAATCCCAGTACTCCACAAATTCAACGTAGTATTTGCGAAGGTTTTTAGAAAAATAGATCAATTCGCTATCTATTGGGATGGGCGTGTTTTCAAGTTGGTTTTGAATTGCTTCGTGCAAAATCTCAGATATGTCAACCTGAGCAGTTGCCATTGGATCCAACACAACATCAATCGTTCCTGCAATTTCGTAGTATTCCGATTCATAGGCATTTTGGATGTATATCACCGCCTTACATTCGTAACCTTCGCGTTCGCTTGGATCATGCACACCTTCTTGAATCGTTGCTTGAAAATAAGAACCTCCGCCATTTGTTGTAAAATCAGTGAATACCAATTCCGATATCGGGTATTTGGCAACAAGATCAATTACGGTTCCGGTTCTGCTCAAGGTGTAGTAAGCGTTCAAAATTTTGATTTTTTTCAGCGCTTGAAGTACCATGTCTGCATAATCAGCAGTTGTGGTTAAAGGTGGTACACTTGCACCATCTGCCACCTCACCGGGAAACTCAGGAGCTTGTACTGCCAACACGCGAATGCTTTCAATTTCCAAGGTTTCTGGATTGATGAATTTGAAGCTGCAGAAATTTCCGAGCAAAGCAAGATCCATAATTTCCAACTGCATGGATGGGAAAATCTTTGGAGCAACAAACAGTTGATTGCTACTGATACCGAATTCAATTCCATTTTTGGTAAATGAGCACGGATAAGGATGTTGATTGATAGTTATCATTCTTCGAAGTCATTAGGATTATAACACAAAGTGCGTTGATTTTTCAATTCAAGGTAAGCGCTCCAACCAACGAACTTGATTCCATTGTAATAGATTTCTTCAGGAGCGATCGTAACATCATCAATTTCATCAAACGAACCATCAAACAACGGATGCCCTTCTAAGGAATCAAAGTTCATGCGGTTCAAGATTTGATCCAGCACATTTTCACAAACATCCATTGCCTCCAATTCATCTTCAGCGGTTTGGTTGGTGCAATTTTTTACGATGTAAAATAATACCTGAAGGTTGTTCCAGGTGTGCGTGGTGTGTTGTAATTTGTTGTGAAACTTGATCATAATCATGTTGCACTTCTCTCCAGCTGTAGGAAGCTCAGAGGCTACACCCAAAACAAACTCTTCCATGCTCATGGTGTAGAATCTTTTTTGAGTGGATGAATGCAGAATGCCCTTGTTCAAGGTAGCCAATTCCAGCATGTAATCGTTTAAATTTTTGTACGTTGCCATGAAACAAATTTCCACATACGTACGCGCGCGCGCAAGGACAATAAAAAAAGCCTGAGCATTACACTCAGGCTTTTCATTTGTAGAACTATGCAAGCAACTCGTAAAAGAAGTTGCTCAAAGTTACAACATTCGTGTGAAAGCTGTATTCAAAATATACAGCGAAATACAATCGTGTTCTGTTACCGTTTCCTCACTGGCTTTGTGCAGGTATTCAAAACTCATTCGCATCAACTCTTCTTGGAACTTACGCACTCCACCATTCTCAAAATTCTCTACTAGAATTTCTAGGCCTTTCATTAGTTTGATTTGCTCATCGCATGAGATGTGAGCATCCATCTTCTTCTTGAAATCTTCTAATGCTTGATCTCTTAAATCTTTTACGTCTGTCATAACTTTTCAAATATATGCCAATGCTAACCTGACAAACAACTTCACAGGGAAGAAAGATACGTCTCCAAAACGCTTTAGCACTGGCATGTTGTTAATATAATAAATCAGGATGTATTTGTACCCTGTGATTTTGTTTGTCGTTGCAATGTTAAATCTAATAACTGAAACTGCCAAAAAAATTACGTTGCAATTTGTTGCATTTTGTTGCACAAATTCAACAAAAGAAAAATCAACGCAACATTCCTGCAACAACCATTCAAAAACCTTTTCCAAAATTTCAGTTTTTTTATAAAATCATTCTTGGATTCCTAAATTTTTAACACTCTTGTTAAATTTTTAAAAATCGGCATTTTTGAGATTTTTTTTTTCAACTTTCAAAAATTTATAAAAAGGTGTGCTACCGTGCTACCGTGCTAACTTTTAGTATAAAAAAGTACTTATATATATATAAATCAATACTTTATGAAGTTAGCACAGGTTAGCACAAGTTAGCACAAATTAGCACGGTCGAAAAAATCTTTAGTTGGTCGTGCTAATTTGTGCTAACCAAAACAGCACAAATTAGCACACCGTGCTAACCGTGCTACCTCTCATTATCAGAAACTTAACCCTTTTTGGTAGCACGGTAGCACGGGTAGCACAAAAATTGCATTTTGTTGCACGTGATTTTTGTTTTTTGTATTTTTGCAACACTTATTTTTTAAAAAATGTCTCAAAAATGGCAACTATTGTTTTTTCAACGTCAAAAAACATGCTTTTTGAGTATAAAATAATAGAAAATAAGGTGCGAAAATGTAACCAATTAAATGCCCAGATATGGAAATAACATGTTCAATTCCGATTAGAAGTTATTTGAAGCAGTTTATTGCCAAAAATCATGATGTAGATCCTTTCAAATTATCGATTGGAAAGTGTCATATTTCAGCAATCATTTTTGAGAGTTTCAAAGAAAACTTCAAGAGTGTATCACTCAAAGAAGAAAAACATCTAAATGATTCACTTATCATTTCCATGAGTTCCACAGCTGCAAAGCATGGACGCTTCTTAATAGATGATGAAACCATCTGGCAAATAGATGGTAGACTAGATGATCTATTTCACCAAACCTTATTTGATTTCGTTACGATGCAATATGAAGTAAAAGGAGATTACTATAATGGAATTCTTCGTTTCATGAAGTTTTATGAGATAGATGAAGAAATGGTAAAATTTGAAACGCTGGTTAAATCGTATTACCGGTATAGAAAATCAAAAGATAATTTGGAGATGCCTAAAAAGATCCCAACAATGAAAGAATATGAGCAATTGAGTTTATTCGTTGCTTAGGATTCCAATAATACACCTTTCATGCTTGCACAACAGTAGCACACTTGAGAGGTTTTCTTATTTATAAGCCGTGCAAGAATGTGCGGCTTTTTTAGTGTCCTTTCGCGCGCACGTTGATATATGGAATTTTGTGGTATGGCAAATTTATACAGCGATATCTTAAAAGGCGTATGGATGGTTTCCGAAACGGAGGCTGTAGCTCTACAACCTGTAATCACTTCTTTCCTGAATGGGAATAATGTTGATTTATCCATTTACACAACCGAGCAACGCATTCATGGCTACAAGAGTGGAGGCGGTTCTCAGGAACAACGTGTAGTTGTAATTGAAATCTACGGAATGATTCTCAAATATGATTATTGCGGTGACATGGGAATGAAATCTTTTGAATCAATTCTCAATCAATTAAAGAGTGATCCTACTGTAGGTGCAGTGGTTTTGGATATCGATAGTGGAGGTGGTGAAGCAACGCACATGCCACACGTAGCAGAAGCAATGAGACAATTGAGAAATGAGAAACCAGTATTGGTGCATTTCTCTGGTGTATGCGCATCGGCTGCTTATTACATCGCATCTCAAGCCACAAAGATTTATGCTTCAGCTCCAACCGATCGCGTTGGTTCCATCGGTACCATGTGGGGCTTCCACAAGCCAAACGAAAATTCACGCGCTGAATATCAATTGGTATCTGTATATGCAACCAAATCCACTGAAAAAAACGGTGCATACCGTGCCGCATTGGATGGAGATACAGAGCCTATCAAAGAAAAGTTGCTAGATCCATTCAACAAACAATTTCATCAAGATATTCTATTAGGTAGGCCACAGGTGGATGAATCTGTTTTTGGCGGTGCAGATGTGATGGCAGATGAAGGAATAAAACTCAATCTGATTGATGGAATCAAGCGCTTAGATGATGTAATAGAAGAAGCATTTACCTTAATAAATCAGTGATATGGACTTTAAAAATTTCAGCCTAAAAACGCTAGGCTTCAAGGTGTTTAACCCAAAAACAAATACAAAAATGAAACACGCAAAATTCAGTGCGATTCTTGGTCGTGATGTGAATGTTGGTGAGGCATTATCTGCTGAAGATTTGGAAACAATCGCAGCAGCTTTACCTAACCCAATTGAAGCAACTGCCAACGTACAAGAAAACGGGGGTGCTTCTGCTACTGCTTCAGCTGAAGCTACAACAGAAAACCCAAATCAAGAGCTTTTGACTGCTATTCAGTCATTAACGCAAAAAGTAGATCAAGGCTTAGCGGCTGTTAACTCTCGAATCGATGATTTGGAAGTAAGTGCAGGAGCTCCAGTGGCTACTGCTGCACCTCAAAATGGAACAGAAACCCAAGGCGGTGAAAAAGTTCCAAGTTATTTAGATCCTAACAACAAAATCAATCAATTGATTGATGAAAGTTTAGGTAATTAATTCACCTTTTAATTTTAAGAAACAGTGAAAAGATTAGCATTAATCGGAATGACATTAGCCTTGGCTATTGTGTTCACAGTATCGGCATTTATCGGAATGGCCGTTGGTTTTGAGCCATTAACATTCGGAGCAGTAGCAGTTGTGTTAACACTTTTGGTAAAAAAACCAAAGGGTTCGTTTGCAGCAGGATTGGATGTATCTGAGGTAGCATCTCAGTTGAATGAATACATTCACACAGGTTACAATTTGCGCGACATATGGAAACGTGCAATGCAGCAACTTGAGTTTGAGCAATACATGTTCAAAAAATCAGGTGTTCGAGGTAAATTCTCCTTCCTTAATTCATCCAGCACAGAGGTATTGCAACCTTGGCAAAAAGCGTGGACTCCAAAAGGTGAGGTAGCATTTGAACCTTACATCAACGAGGCTTTCCACCAAAAGATTGATTTTACTATTGACAACATCGACGAGGTTTTTGATGGATACTTAAACTTCATGGGTGATGAAACGTTACTTCGTAAAGATTGGCCATTGGTTCGCTACATCATGGAGCAACACATCATGCCACAAGTGATTGAAGAATTAAATATTCAATCTGCTCAAGGTGTACACGCTGCACCTACTCCTGGTACTGCTGGTGCTTCAATTGATGGAGCAAACGGAATCTTAACGATTGTTGAAAATGAAATTACAGCTACAAATCTTGATGAGATTGTAACTGGAGCAATTACTGTATCAAATGCAGTTGAAAAAACTGAGTTGTTCTTAGATAGCATCGATGACAAAGTGTTGAAAAACTGTAAGCACCTCTTCATGAACAAAACAAATGCTCGTTTTTACCATAAAAACTACCGTGCATTGTTTGGTTCTACCAATGATCCAATGTCTAAAGGAAACTTGAAACTTGATTACTACGACATCGAAGTAGTTGGATTAGATGCTTTTGCTGGTAAAAATAGAATCATGACTACACCAGTTGGAAACATGGTAGTTGGTTACGATAAAATCTATACACCAAATAGCATGGATGTTCAACAAGAAAAGCGTGTAGTTAACTTATTGGCTGATTTCGTTCGTGGTTACGGATTCAAAACGTTGGCTGAAGTTTACGTGAACGATCAAGAGTAATTCAATGGGAGTTGAAATATACTCCCTCATTTTTAATCAAATAAATTTTAGCAAAAATGGCTGAAGAAATCACATTAGATCAAGCTCTTGCGCAAGTGCAAGAATTGACAAAAGAAAATGCAGCTTTGAAATCAGAAAATGCTGATTTGAAAACAAAGGCTGGAAAAAACAAGGTTTTGGAAGAAGCTTTGGAAGAGGTGGAAGCCTTGAAACTTGAATTGGCAGCACAAAAAGAAACCATTGCAGCTGTTACCAAAGAAGTACCAGGAACATACAAATCCAACAAAACGAAAAAAGAATACCGCTTCAAGAAAGGTAGATTCCACATCGTTTTCAATGGTGAAAAAGTTGCTGCAGCTGATTTGTTGAAAGATTCAAAAGCAATGGAAGCATTGATTGAAATGCGTGCAGGTTCAATCGAAGAAGTAACAGAGTAATTAACCCCTTTTAATACCCTTAAAATCATGGATATTCAAAGTTCAATCCACAACTGTGGAGAAAAAAACATCCCAGGAATCAAAACGCGCATTCACTTGATTTGTGAATGTGATGTTGAAACGTGGCCAGATCGTTTGGCTACAACAGGAGTTGATGACTCTATCACCTTAGATGGTAACATCGTACCGAAAACTGGAAAGTATTTCGCTGAGTTCGATATTATCACAAAAACAGGTGAGGTGAAGGATACACTTGTTGGAGTAGATGGATCTAAATCCATTCAACAAACCTTGGACTTCAAAAAAGCAAACACAGTTGGTGTTGCTGAGTGGTTCAACAAGCATGCAAATATGTGTGCAATTGCTGTAGTTGAGACCAAAAACGGTCAAAAGAAAGTAATGGGATGGAAAGGTTCACCTGTTAAAATTGAGACTGCTGAAGGTACAACAGGTATGGGACCAGATACAGCAAGTGAGTGGACTTCACAGTTCATGGCTCACACTGGTGAAGTAGCATTAATTTATACTGGAACGCTTCCTGTAGCTCCTTAATCTCTGCCATGAGTAAGCCGAAGTATTTGGGAAGCAAGCAATTTAATTCCTTGCTTCCCTCTGAAACGGCACAACGATATAGAATAGTTGGACTAGAAAAACAACTTTCTTCCAGGATCATAACCAAACACGGAGAAGTTAATTTCAAAACAATGTCACTATCACGTGCCGCTCAATTGGTTAAGCAAGGCTACCCACATATTGAGGAAATAACCAAAAAAGAGAATTCTCAGGATGAATCTACAGGAAATTAAATCGTTCATTGACAATTTTAAAGAAGGGAAACAATCGTATGAAAACGGGGTTTCCCTTTTTTTTGATTTATCAGGCAAAAAGGTTGTAAAAGAAACGTTGCTCAAGATTGGATCAAACCAAAGCAACATTCAATATTTGATAAACTTTTTCAATCAATATGTACAGGAGCATGAGCCGCCTCCAGTTCCAGAACCGCAAATAAGTATAGCATCTTCCATTCATCTTCAACCAAGCATTCATTACCCATCGGCAGAGGTATCCACATTTAAGGAAAAGTTTTATGAAGATTGGAAGCTATTGTACAAACAACGCGGTCACTTACACGGGCGCTTGCATGAAGCTGCAACTGATAACCTACGATATGAAATAGCCAAGGAAATCATGGAGGTTCAACACAAAATTGAATCCATGAACAAACAAAAAGAAGAGGTTGATAATGGAATCGTTCCGCATGATTACTTGAAAGTCTCAGCATCAGCAGAAGTATTTAGCCGGGTGAAGAATCTGAAAGTTTACATCCAACGCGAAACCAAGAAGCTGGACCAGGAAACAGACCCTGCCAAGCGTGCCAAAATTGAAAACCGAATCAAAAAATTCAATTCAGAATTAGAAAGATTATGAAAAAAAATAAAAGAACTCCAGAAGATGATTTGTTTGATAAAATACAGAAGTATTACCACGAATCAGGTAAGTTGTCAGATAAGGAACGTGAAATTTGTATGCGATATGAGCGTGCATTTGCCTTGTTATGTGAAAACAAAATAAGATCAGTTGCCATACAGAAGTACATCGCAACATTTGATCCGCCAATCTCTTTGCCATTAGCTTACAAAGATTTCAAAGCTGCTGAAGATATATTTGCTCCTATGCAGAAATATACCAAAGATTTCTTGCGTATGGTAATTATTGAATCAGCAATGCGTGATATTGCAGAATGTGAACGAAAATTGAATCCTGAAGATGGAAGTGAAATCAATGTGAAGGATTTCGGTATCATTCAGGCAGTGAAAGACAAAGCAGAAAAGCGAATCATTAGTGCATCAGGATTAAAAGATGAAGATGTAGAGAAATTTGATTTTGCTAAACTTCAAGCACATATATATCAAATCAATGTACCAAAAGAAGTGGAGAAAGGATTTGGTAAAATGCTCAAGAAAGGTGTGGTTGATGCCTCAGAATTATATGCAGAGATGGCAGAAGATGCACACTTTGAAGATATAGATTCAATAGCTGAAGCTGAAGACAATGAGTGATGAAGAACTTGAAATATCAGAAGCTAAAATCCTAGATTACAACTTCGCGCAGGTTCTATTCTTGTACGCGCAACAGAAGTATAGATTCTTGGAATGGGGGCGTGGTACTGGGAAGTCTACCATTCTGGGCAAGTACATCATTGATTGCGTTACTCAGCTCCCTAGATCTTCAGGCGTGTTGGTTGGTGAAACGTATCAATCCATTAAAACGCGCACACTTCCTTCCACCATTGCAGGGATGGAGCAACACGGCATTTATAAGAATCAACATTTCCATGTAGGTGAGAGACCTCCTGCACATCTTGGTTGGATTGAGCCGTATGAGCCGCCACTTGATTACAGGAACTGTATCATATTTTGGAACGGAACAGTATTACATTTCCTTTCTCAAGATGCTGGAGCTGGATCTGGTAGAGGTATGAACGTTGACTGGGTAGTAGGTGATGAAGCAGCGCGCTTGGATGAAACCAAGTTCATGAATGATGTAGTGCTTACCAATAGGGGAAACAAGTTCCGCAAGGCTGAGTATCCAGATGGTACCTGGAGACACTTCAAAGATTGCCCATTGCACCACTCAGTAGTATTGGCATCAACCACACCCGTTACCACTTCAGGCCAATGGGTATTGAAGTATGAGAAGCTAGCAGAGCAGGAACCGGATAAGTATGTATTCATCCGGGCATCTGCATTTCTCAATAAGCACAACCTTGGAAAGGATTACTTCTTGAATGCCAAGCGCATAATGCCTGCATTTATGTACGATGCTGAAGTGCGCAACATCCGTATGAAGAAGATTGAAGATGGCTTCTATCCAAGGTTTGATGAGAAGCGCCACACCTACAATTCATTTGATTCTGATTACTATCTCAATCTGGAGTTAGGCAGCAACCCCAATTGCCTTGGAGACAAAGACCTTCAACTCAATGAGCCCTTGCATGTATCATTGGATTGGGGAGCTCGAATCAATTGTTTATCAGTTGCCCAAACACATCCAGGTGAATTGCGCTTTGTGAAGTCGATGTTCGTGAAGTCTCCATCCATTCTTCAGGATCTAATCAACGATCACTTCATACCATACTACAAACCCATGCTCAACAGAGTGATCTATCTTTGGTATGATGCCACCGGTAACTATGAACAAGCAAATAGTAGATTGACCTATGCACAGGAGGTGAAGCAGTTGCTTCATAAAGCAGGCTTCAATGTAGAGCTAATGACCAGAGGCATCTCCAATGAATCACATGAAGATAAGTATTTGCTGTGGTCTAAGCTACTGGAGGAACAAGATGAGCGGCTTCCTAAAGTGCGCTTCAATAAATCCAATTGCTTTGATTTGGTAGTGTCTATTTCCAATGCTCCAGCCAAGCGCGGCTTGAAAGTGGCGATTCAAAAGAACAAAGGCAGTGAGAAAAACCAAAGCATTGCCCAGGAACATGCAACACACCTTTCAGATACTGCCGATATCATTGTTTCAGGCCTCTACATGCGCTTGATGAAAGCAGGATTCAGGCAAGCAATTCCCAATCAAATCCGATAATATTAAGAATCAAGGATTTATCCTCAAAATGTTCTTTTGTTTTGACAAATTCGTACACCCATTGCCGTCTTTTTATTTTGACGTATATAATTATAACATGTTCAGAATGAGTTAAAAAAATGCTACACTACATTTTGCAACAATTTTTTTTATAAAATGTAAATTTTAACAAATTGATTAACAGTAAGTTATAAAAATATACAAAAATTATTTAAAAAATATGTTGCAAAAGTGTTGCAAAAGTGTTGCAAAGATGTATATATTTGCAACAAATAAAAAAACATGGCAATATCAACACACGCACTAAGAAAGCTTGATTTTGAATTTGACTCAAGCAAAGAGGTTTACGAGGAAAATCTAATTGAAGAAAGGTGGAAGCGAGACAATATCCACGTTGTAAAGAGGAACGAGATTATGAACGTGCATATCATTGTGGAAGGCGCTGAACTCGACTTCCCAGGAATAAAAGATGCACGCTCGTTGCACAATCTCATCAAATTTTTAGATCTCGAAATTGTTTAGCTATGAAGTACACCAAAAACACACCACTCAAGCTGAAGCTTATTGGTTTTGATTTCGCGTATCGTCACCACCAAAAGGAAGACCGAAAAAACAATGAATCTGAGCTTCACTATGAAGTTTGGAAAAAAAAGATAGGAACTCTTTCTATTGATGTAACGATTTGCCACACAGATAGGAAGGTAATCGTTTGGCTAGAATCTGATAATCATGTAGAACTTCAAGGAATCAAAAGCCCCAGTGATATTCAAGTACTTGAAAAATTGGTATTTGGAAAACAAAAGCAGTACATCAATAACGAAGAAGGAGATTAACATGCCAAAAATTGACAAAATACTCACACTGGAGATTAAGCCGGAACAGTTTTTAGAAAACTGTAGCTTGTTGGAACTGCAAGAAATTGAATTGCTTGTAGCAACTTACATCCGTAGGAAAGAATTATAACTCAAAAACCGTAACAATCTCAAAAAGCGCTTACAATAATGACAGAATTTGAAGAATTAGTTTTCAAGATGCGCGAATTGCAGAAGCAAGCCAACTCTAAAAGATGCAAAAGCCTCAAGCAAGATGCTGCATATCTTGAAAAGAAAGTAGATAAACACTTAGAAGCTAGAAAACCGCTTCAAAATCAAGTATCCAAAAATCAATTAAAAATTAATTTATGAGCAAATTTTTTGTAAAAGTAACGCGCACATACGCCACCAAGAATAAGCTTGAGAAGGCAATTTATGAGCAATTAAAAAAACACGATTGCACGCTTTTAGACAAGAAGCATCTTGAAACATTCAAGCGTGAGTTGATGGATGAAATTACAACACACAACCTTGCAAATCCAAGATGTATAGGAAAAGAATTAAAATTCTTCAATCCAAACAATTACGATGAAGCAGAACAATTGTATGTTGAGGATGTGATTTACCTTTCTGTGTATCCTGTAAAAATTGAAGCATGATAACAGTTAAAACACTTGGACCCAAAAAGCGCTTTTCTTTTTTCCAAAGAAAGGTGAAAACTTCTTCCTACCAAGCAAGAAGAGACGTGAGGCTTAATTTCCCACGCAGAATTCAAAAAAGTATCAACGATATAGATCAAGACTAAAATGGAAAGACCGATATTATTTAGCACTCCCATGGTTCAGGCAATCATGGAAGGGCGCAAAACAATGACGAGGCGAGTAGTGAAGCCTCAGCCACATAAAAACTGGACTAAAAGCTATGAAATAAGACAGAGAACAGGTAGACAATTCGATTTTGAATTTATAGCAGGTTCGGTACTTCATCTACCTGAGTATCATTGCCCATACGGAGGAGTGGGAGATGTGCTTTGGGTGAGAGAAACCTGGGCACCCCTTTTTGTTGAACATGGGGCAACAGCATACAAGGCTTCAGTTTTAAATTTAAATGGAATTAATATAAAGGAACATATTGTTGAAGGAAGATGGAGACCTTCTATTCACATGCCGAAATCAAGAGCTCGCATTTGGCTACAAATCACATCAATCAAAGTGGAGCGTTTGCAGGATATTTCGGAGGATGATGCAATTGCTGAAGGAATTGATGGAGCAGAGGATAGAATGGGATATAAAGATTATTTAGATCAAAATTCTGCAACATTTCATCCAAAATTATCATTTGAATCACTTTGGGAATCAATCAACGGTGCTGAATCATGGGATTCAAATCCTTGGGTTTGGGTAATCGAATTTAAACAAATAAAAAAGTAAGCATGAAATCAATCACCCTCCAATCACCAACAGGAAAAACAGCCTTGTTTCAAATGGCTTCGTGTTATTCTGAATTGAATGAAAAACAGCTTCAAAGCATTTCGTTTTTGTACAAAAACCACATTGCAAAACTATCTCAGCAAGATAAAGAAGCCATGAAAATTGCGCTATTGCCTTACATGCTCACACCACAACCAGCCTTGGAACTTGTGTTAAACATCCCAGCTGCAACTTGGGTAGATATTTATCCGCATTTGGAATGGATTTTTGAAACGCCACGCTTTAATAAATGGCCTTCTACTTTCCTGGACAAACTCCACAAAGATCTTCATGCTCCAGTGGAAATGCTCCGAACTTCTTCCATCTTAGAAATGACAACCATGGATGATGCCTTTGTGATTGCATCCAAGGAAAAAGATTTCACGAAGGTGTATGAGATTATTGCATGCCTATTCAGGCCCATGCGCAAAGATATACACACGTTCAAAAAATCAGCGGAATGGAATGGAGACGTGCGAGAACCGTTCAACCAATACACAGTAAAAGAGCGCGCTCAAAAATTACAGCGCACTGTTTCCAAGATCACTGCAACATCTGTTTACCTCTACGCAAAATCCTTTCATGATGTGCAATTGGTGGAAAAATTCCAAAACCTCTTTCCGGTGGATGAACAGAAAGAAGAAGGTGCTCCAGAAGTTGTGCGCGTAGGTAACAATTACGGTTGGCCTGGTGTGATCCTAGAAATGTCCAACACAAAATTTGGAGATTTGGAAAAAACCAAAGCAATGAACTGGTATACCGTGCTCTTCGAAATGAGCCGCCAAGTAGATATTGCAAAACAACGCATTGAAAATTCACGTAAATAAATAAAGCCATGAAAAAGATTAACTTAGAATCACTTCAGGTAAAAAAAAAGAATGTAGTACCTGTATTAACAGCACGCCAAGCCATGATTTCCATTAACAAAGAAGCCTTGTTGTGTTTTTTTCCTCAACTCGAAACCATTGATGAGAAAATGACCTGCTACATAGAGCTAGGCCAAGATGAAGAGAATCTTCAATTGCACATAAGAGCTTCACTGGAGTATGTGGAAGGCGCTGCATTTATGAAGCCAAAGCAATCAGGCCACAAAACCGTAAACGAATGGATTTGCCACGGGAAAGCATTAACAGAGTTCATCAAGGGAATAGCAGGATGCAATGATTCATCTGTTCCGTGCCGCATCCAAAGCCAAGCGCGCACACCTGAAGGCTGGTACCCCGTTATCACTACGTATTGGAAAAGCAAAAAACCGTGAGCGCTTACGAAAAAATTTCTCTTCGCTTGCTGGCATGTATAGCGCTGAGCTTTGCGGTACTGTGTTACACCAGCCGTAAGAAAATTGAAACTCCATCCCCAAAAACAGGAATCAAATATCCTGAGAAGTATTTGGATGAGAGGATTTGAAATGGATTCATAACGTTACGATTATTTGCGTTCGGTGGGGATTTGAACCACTCAACTTCATTTAAAAAACAAAACTTAATAATATGCAGAAAGATAATTTAAAAAACGAAAACCCCACTGACGCAAATAATGTGTTACCTGCCGTTTTTTCTCGTCAGGAAAAGTTAGAAATATGGCTTAACAAACGCATTGAAAAAGCGAAAGAAGAAGGTAAAGAACTTTTTATGGGAGTTCCTGATGAATGGTATGAAAACCCATTACATTGCTGTAATAATGGTCATATAAATGGGATGTATTTAAAAAGTTCTGAAAAGGGAGCAGTATGCTTGACTTGTCACGAACCGAGCCATATTTTCCCAAGTGATGCCACTCAAGAAGAACTTAACGTTGCACTGTCTTAAAATGGCAGGTAACGTTTCGCAACTTGGCGAACCTAAACACAGTACGTATTTTCGCCAAATTGCTGTTATAGTCTGGTAGCGACTTTAAAGAATAAATTTAATTAGAACGAAAAATGGAAAAAGAAATAAAAAAAAGCGAGGGGAAATTAGAAGCAAAACATATTGCACCATATCTTCCTTATAAGTTGAATTTTTGGCATACAAAATTGAGGAATAAGCAAGAAATGTCAAAAATGAAAATCAGAAAAGATGGAGATATTCATGTTGATATTGAAAGTGATACGCTTGTTTACATATCAAGTATAAATGATAGTTGTATAAAACCAATTCTTAGACCTATATCTGATTTGATTAAAAAAGTACAAATAGATAATGAGTTAGTTGTACCTATTGAAGGGATGTTTCTTCCTTGTGGAGAAAGAGATATACTCACAAAATGGGCAATGGAAAATAAATGTTGGCTTAGTGAACAAATATCTTATTTAGTATATCCAAATTTGTTTGAAAATCATTTTGATGTGTTTGGACTAATTGAACAGGGATTAGCAGTAGACATTAACACGATATAACAAGTGCGATGGCTTTTTATTTCTTTTTCCTGCGATAAATAGTATTGGAGCGAGAAACTAAGCTATCGACTATAACACCAAAATAAGCGATGGCGATAGTCTCGCTTATTGACTGTTATGAAGCCGTTTTAATGGCGCATTTATTTTTTTGCCTCAAAAAAAGCTTCCTCTATTTTTAATATTAAATAATCACTCAAAATGATTGATAAAAAAAACAAAAAATTAAAAGAGCTAGATACTGTTTATTTTCAGGTTAATGAAGATACCTGGAAAGGGATTGTTATTAGTATCGATGATAGCAAAGATGTAGCTATATTTCAGGTTACTGAATCAGAAATGGGAACAGGTAGAATTGAGCGTTTAAATTTTATTGAATGTTCGAGGTATATCACAATTTTATCAGAACCCAAACACTTTAATCTAAATATAAATATGTTTGAGGAAGAAGTTCTGCACAAAATCAATCAGCTATTTATTGAAATTGAAAATCTAAAATCACAACAGAAGGTTTTAGTAATGCACCCTAGCTCCATGATGCTGGTTAGAGATAAAATAA